GGTTATTCATCACCCTTTACTTAGTCTTTAACTAGTAAGCCGCAAAAAGATTTTAAACTTTATAGATTTTTTTAAAATCAAACTTAATACGATTTTTATAGATTCCTAATTTTAGATTTATTTTTTCTTTTTTATTTAATCTTTATTTTAAACTCATTCGCCGTTTATCATTTTCCGCCGATAAAAAAAAAGACTAGCGACTTTTTATAGTCGCTAGTCTTGAATAATAATTAAATTATTATTTTAAATTATTTACTAGATTTTCAAAATACTTAATATTTTCGATAATCTCAGAAGATACTTTATTATTTTTAGTAAATTCTTTATTGGAATTTAATAAATCTAAATAAAGATTTTTCTTTGATTTTTCTAAATAAGAAGGAATATCTACTAATAAATTAACTTTTTTGAATCGATTATTTTTAGTAGTGTCGTAATCTGTATCTACTTTGCGATAATCGTTGTTAAAAGCTTCTTTAAGAGTAGTTGAAAACTTAGATTTTTCGTAAATAGAAAATGATTTAGTTTTTTCTCTTTTAGAATTTATTAATCTAAATAAAACTTTTTTAGATTCGAACTCTCTAAAAGATAATGGAACTTTATTTTCTACTAAAGTTTTTTTAGTTTTTTCCATCTCTCTTTTTTTCTCTCTTTCTAGTAAGTATTAAAATTAATTAAATTAATTTCTATTAACTTATCTGATTATTATTAATAAATATTTTTTATTAAAAGTAAATACTTAGGAAAAATATTTTTACTTTAACTTTGTTCTCGTTTCGTTCTTATTCGCTTATAAGTAGAATTTAACTTATTAAAAATAATAATAAAATAATAATTAATAAATAAATAAAATTTCTAAAAAAATATATCATAAATAAAATTTCTTTTTAAATTAATAATTATTTTTAATTACTTTATTTATTTTAAAAAAATACTTTAAAATTTATTAATTGTACTTTTAACTACTAATAAGTGAATAAAGCTTTTTTATCTTTTTAATAAAGACCCAAGACCCATCAATAATTATTATATTATCCTGATCCTTGCTGATCAGTGCTGATCCCTTGCGTCAAGGATCCACTGTGATCAACGCTGTTCACCTCGGCCCCTGATCCTTGCGGATCCGACAGGCTGGCTGCGGTTTGTTGTTGTGGATCAACGTCATCAACCTGATCACCGATGATCAAGCCACCTGCATCATCAATCAACAACCCGTGATCCACGCGGATTTGGGTCAAGTACTGAGTCAATTCTTCTTCGTTCATTGCGTCAAGACTATTTGTTTTAATTTCTTTCTTCTCAACCAAGAACCCTAATAATTGAGCCTTTAACCTTATCGCATTGACCGCGGCGGAATATTGACTATCTTTCAAAGCATCCTTGATCAACAAGTCAAGTCTTTCGACCTCTTTTGACACAGATTCATTCGTCAAGCGCCGAACGTCCGTGCGCAGTCGGTCAATATACTGTATAATTTTATCTTTCTTTAAGTTGCGTGCAGCTTGTACGTGTGCTGATGTAGGACTATATCCTGCTTCAATAGCCGCTTCTCTCTTACCTTTTCCTGCTGCTATACCCTCACAGAACTTCTTTTCAAGGTCCGATAAAGTAGCTTCGTTTGTTTGATTGATTAGGTCTAAACTTATCGCCATATTTATCCAATATAGCGATTAATTTTTTATTGTCTATTAAGAATATGAAGGTGGGTATTTAGGGAAATATTCCGGTGTTCCTCTATAATAGTAATTTGCTTCAAGACCTTGGTTACAAGAAGTTATTTTTTTACCATACAATTTATTAAATAAAGCACAAGCACGATTAGCTTTTCTAGGATCTTTAAACAAAGTTTTACCTTCTTTTACTCTCTCGCCTGCAGTAAAATACCAGCCACCTTCTTCTTGTCCACCTTCTACTCTATCAGTAGAATAAATAGCTATTTTCCAAAAATTAGTAGTTGTCATGTCTATATACCTGTGCGTCTACACGTTGAATACTTGCGTCAATTTCTTTACGTCTTTCACGATGCATTCTATCTATAACCTCCATAGCACGATAACGAATAGCTACATCGTCCATATTAGTTTCAGTATAGTATACAACTTTATCATCTTCAAAGATAACATAGCCATCAATAGTTTTATCTATTGCATGACCTCTATAAAGACCTATATTATAAGCTAACTTCATTTTCATAGTTTCTCTCCTTTTTATATTTAGTTTATAATTTTAGTATAAGAATAAAAATACAATCTAATACAATATTAACTACTCATTATGTCTTTTATTTTTTCTAAATCAGAACCATCATCACTTAAATCTTCTTTAGAAAAACCAAAACAAAAGACTTCTCTTGCATGTCTTTTAATTTCCTCTACAGGAACTTGATCGTATGGTTTTTTATAAATTTCTTCAATAAAATCTTTAAAACTAATTGTTTCAGGCATTTTTAACTTCTCTCAAGTTTTTAATTTTAATAATGTAATTATTAAATTTAACAATATTAAAATTAGTATTGTATCTTTTACAAAAACCCTTTAATTGAAAAACTAACTCGTCATAAGTATCAGTATCACCAATTAGTTGGGCTAAATCTTCAAAATGTTGTTTAGTTAAGCTCATTTTTTTTATCTCCATAAATATAATCAATTCTTGCAGGCACAACCACATTGTCATCGCAAGGTTTACAGCATTCACCTTCTTTCTTTACTGGATAAGGGTTATTACCCCAGCCAATAAATTTTTCTCCACAAATACAACAAATTTTAGCTTCTGTCATATTTTTTACTCCTTATAATAGATTGGCGTAATTGTTCATTACGCCAAAGTCTATATTCTTTGTTGCTAAGAGAGACAGAAAAAGCAACTAGAATTCCTGTAATTATTAATCCACTAATTATTATTAGCATTTTGACTTTCTAAAAGTTTATAAATACCAGCATCTACTAGTTGTTTATAAGCTCCTTTTTTAGTTCTTTTTAATCCTGTAAAATATCTTGCTAAAGTTCTAACAGTAGAACCTTTATTTGGACTACACATAATGTGACCAGTTTCTACTTCTGATTTAAGCATTTGTAAACACATAGCAATCTGAAAGTTAATTCTTTCTTCTTGATTGTTAAAAGTTATCATTGTCATTTTTTCTCGCTTTCTTTTTTAATTTTATAATATTTATAGTTTTATCCTAAAAAACAATAAAATATTAATTAATGTATGTTATATCTTTTAATTGTAAATTCAGCAAAAGCTTTTTCAAGTATTTCAGATTTTCTTAATACTTCATCAACTTCTGGAAGAGCTAATAATAACAAAATATACCTAATTTCTCTACGAGTATATCCTTGATCTTTTTCCAAAAATTCTAATCTTACTCTTACATCTTCTGGTAATGTAGAAGATTGAGGATCTTTAATATGTTGAGCATAAATAAAAGCCACTCCTTTAAATACTCTTTCTGATAAATGCTCAGGCATTTCAGCATATTTTTTTTCTTCAGTCATTTTCTTTCTTTCTAATTTAGTGTAGGCGAGTATCTAATAATTAACTCGCCTACATGAGTTTAAGACTACTTTATTAAAATAATTAATAAAATATCCAAATTATACAACTATTTTAAAGTATAAGTTGATTTCTGCGATTTAGCTGCAGAAGTTGCCTTATCTTTATCTTCAGTTGCTATAAAACCTCTTTCTCTATCCCAATCTAAATCGATTGTCTTACCACCTGCTTGTAAGAAATCTCTGATAGACATACCTGTTTTATATAGACCAAATCTTTTGTAACCAGCAGAACCTTCTCTTTTAGGGTTCTTAGCTACAACAACTTGTATCTTAGCATCTCTGTCGTATTTATATGTACCCTTAAAATCTTTAGGATCCATAACTTTTCTAGCTTTAGGTTTAGCCACAGCTGGTTTAGTATCAACTTTTGGCGTTATCTTTGGTTTTTGTGCTACATTAAGCATAGCTTTCTACCTTTCTATTTATTGTTTAATTACTAATAATATAAACAACCGATTATAATATAAAACAATAAAATATCCTAATTATCATTTCTACTATATAGAAATATTAAATATAATATTAACACTTCAGAATTTGCCTTGCGAGCAGCCTCGGGAAGGTATTGGCCCCATATGTAAGTCCAATGACTAGAACCGTTGGTATTAAAGGAAAGGTATTGGCGGTATTGGCTCTAAAAAGTGTGCCAATACCACTAGAATCATTGGTATTCGCTGATAGTAGTGAAAAGGTATTGGTATTGGCTATTTTTCTAAAAAAATATTTTATAAAATTATTTTTAAAATTCCACTATAGTAAAACTCACAATTAGAGAGCAATAAGAAATAATAATAATATAATCAATCCTAGGTATATAAATTCACGAAAAAAGTAAATCAATGGAAAATCCTTAAATTATTTAATATTTACTTATTATATTAGTTTTTATTAAGGAATTACAAGTATCGTTATACTTCGTTCCTATTTATTTCAAGTAAAGATATGATTGCTGATATGTTACTTGTAGAACTCACTTGAGCTTTAAGAATATCATTCTCTTCAAGAATAACCGGTCCTTTTGCGAAATTACAAGTAGTAGGTCCAGTTATTGATCCATGAGCCACGATATAAGTCGTGTTGGCACTTGCGTCAGTTACAAAGAACTGAACAGTCTTGCTCCCAGTTTCGTTTACAACTTGAATGTTTTGTATAATAGCTCTACTATCACTCGGCGTAGTATAAATGCTAATTACATTGGCATTCGCTGGATCGTAAAACGCATTTTTATATATATTAGCCATATTATTGTGTTAAATCATAAAAAGTTAAAAGTCCAATTCCACCACCTGTACTAGTAAGTGTTCTAGCACAAAGTGAGTAAACATCACTAGCTCCTGCAAGAGAAGCACCTAATTGTAAATCA